ACAAAGCCATTTGAAGCAGGATATAAGAAATATATCGATGTAGATTTAATAAAAGCATTTGGTCAGGATGTAGAAACAATGGTAGATTATAATTTAAAAGATATAAAATGAACATAGTAAAGATTTATAAAGATGATGATATGATTCCAAACTTTACGCTTGAAAGCGAAAATGTAATTGACACAACTAATTACGTAATTTTGTGGGATTGTAAAGAAGAAATATATATAGATGAAGAATTAATTGATACAAAATATCATACAATATGAAAGTAGTTAAAGTAAGAAGTCCGTTTATAGTTGAAGTAAATGAAGCCACGCAATTAGGTAGTAAAATAGAATTGTTTATTTTTAATCAAGGTGGTACAGAACCTGCTACTCCTACATATACATTAAGCAAACCAATAGCTACAACAGCACAAAGAAATACATCTTATAATGTTTCAAACTTTGTAAAAGAATTTATTGATAATATTACACCTACTTATCCAAATTATTATGGTGGGGCTGAAGCTGCTAATGAATGGTGTATATTTAGACTTAAAAGGTATTACTTAAATTCAAGTTCTGTTTATGTATTATTAACAGATGCTTATTATTACGGAGTAAATGGCTTTATTAATTATTCAGATGGTTTACAAAACCCAAGTGATACTAAAATAAATATTTTAACAAACACAAGTATAAATAAAACATATTATTTACAATCAACATACCCAAATGATTTAGTTCAATATGTAAATTTATTAATAGATAAAACTACTACTAATACAACTGTAGTAAATATAAAGTACGAAAGAATTGATGGTGTTGCTTATAATAATAATTCAAATTTTGGAGTTGGGTTTTCAGGAATTTTCAATATAAAAATACCAATTACTTTAGCAAAGCTAGATGCTAATTTTATCAATGGTTGCAAAGTTACAATAACATACACTCCTGCAAGTGGAAGCCCAATTATAAATTCATTTTATACTTACCCAATAGAAGAATGTAAATATACTCCTGTACTTTGTGACTTTATAAATTCTTATGGTGGGTGGGAAACTTTAACATTATACAAAGCACAAACAAATTCTTTACAAGTTAAAAAAGAAAGTTATAAATTAATGCCTGAAGCAGTTAATTATAATGTATTGCGAGGTCAAGTAAAATCTTTTAATTATTCAGGTACAAAATCAATTAAAATAAATACAGGTTTTGTAGATGAAAATTATAAAGAGCTACTTAATGATTTGCTTTTGTCTGAAACTATTTTATTAGATAAAAAACCTGTTAAATTAAAAACTGAAAATTTAGAATTAAAAACTATCTTAAAAGATAAATTAATTAATTACGAATTAGATTTTGAATATGCCTTTAATATAATAAACGATGTAGTATGATTTTAAATTTAGCTTTATATTTAAAAAATAATTCTTTAAATAAATATCAAAGAGCAGATTTATTCACTGATGAATCTATTTCTATTACGCAAGTTATTCAAGATGTAAAAGATATATCAAAGGTGTTTACAGATTTTAGTAAAACCTTTACAATACCTGCAACATCTGTTATAAATAAATTATTTAAACATTATTACAATTACGATATAGATAATGGTTTTGATGCACGTATAAAGATAGGTGCTTATATTGAAATAAATTCAGTTAGGTTTAATAGTGGTAAAATAAAGCTTGAAGGAGTTGATTTAAAAGACAATAAACCATATTCCTATAGAATAACATACTTTGGTAATACTGTTAACTTAAAAGACTTAATAGGCGAAGATAAATTAAATGCTTTAGATTTGTCTGCATACAATCAAGTTTATAACGCATCAAATGTGCTATCTAAATTTCAATTAAACCCTACAACAAACGATGTAATAGTTCCGTTTATTTCACACACAAATAGATATTATTACGATAGTAGTTCAGGACACGGAAATGACCAAAGAAATTTATATTATAATACAGGTGGAGGACACAATCACGGATTGTTATGGTCTGATTTAAAATATGCTATTCGTTTAAATAACATTATACAAGCAATAAGCACAAAATATGGTTTAACATTTAGTACAGATTTTTTTAATAGTTCTAATTTAGATTACTATAATTTATTTATGTGGTTACATCGTGCTAAAGGTGATGTTCAAGGTGTTGAAGGTTCAATTAAACCGCCTGTAATTATAAACGCTTGGAGTGGTACGGGGGTTGTTAGTTATTTTTCTACTAATACTACTTTAATTGTTACAGAAACTACAGGTGCAGGTAATGTAACTTTACAAACTGTTACAGCAGGAACTGATTATAAAATTTTAGCATATAGAAATGGCGAATTGATTTTTGAAAGTAATAGTTTAAGTGGAAATCAAACTCTTAATTTAGGTGTTTTTGATGCAGCGCAATATACTTTTTACATACAAAGTCAAGTTGTAATAACTATTCAAATAAATATAGATATACCAAGATATGATTTACCTGACAATCCAACTACTGTAGTTTATGATGCTTATAATACAGGAAGTTTCAATACAAACAACAACTTTGTTTTTGATATTGCACAACAAACCCCTGAAATTAAAGTAATAGACTTTTTAACAGGTATTTTTAAAATGTTTAATCTAACTGCTTATTTAGAAAATGATATTGTAGTAGTTAAAACATTAAATAGTTTTTATGCTACTTCTAATGTTTATGATATTACAAAATACATAAGCACTGATACAAAAGCTGTAAACGTAGCTTTACCTTATAAGCAAATAGAATTTGGATATGAAGATACAAAACAATTATTAGCTTTAAAACACAATCAACAATTTAACTATGAATGGGGCAAAGAATTATATAATGAATCACCTGAAATAGATGGCGAAATATACAAAGTAACTTTACCATTTTCACATTTTAAATACGAAAGAATATACGACATTAATGGTAATGTTTTAAAGGATATACAATGGGGGTATTCTGCAACTGATAATTTTAATTCAGCTACTGGTAATTATGAATCATCACTTTGTAAACCATTATTGTTTTATCCAATATTGCAAACAGGTATTAGTATGTCATTTAAACCTACTACTTCTACACATCAACAAATTACTTCTTATATATTACCTTCTAATAGTAGAAGTTTAAGTTCAGGAACAAGCACAAGCAATATTAATTTTAAAGCTGAATTAAACGAATATACAGCAACAAATAATTTTACAGGTACATTGTTTGATCTATATTATAAAGACTACATAATGCACGTATTTAATCCTAAAAATAGATTAACTATTTTAAAAGCATTTTTACCATTATCAGTTTTATTAAATTTTAAATTGAATGATAGAATGAAAATAAATGATAGGCTATTTTTAATTAATAAAATAACTACAAATTTAACAACAGGCGAAAGTAACTTTGAATTATTAAATGAATTATGATAAAGAACATTTTAGAATTATTAGCACTTGATACACATTACGGGCAAAGTGAAATAATAGAAATAGCAAAAGGAAAATATAAATTAGTAACTTCTTGGAAACAAGCATTTGAAAAAATCAAAAGAGAATGGAAAATAAAATAGTCAATTTAGAAATACAAAGCAATATTGATAGTATTACTAAAGATGTTAAAAAACTAAATACTTCATTTGAAGATACTTCTGATGAAATAAAAGGCATACAGAAATCTACTAAAAATGCTGAATCAGGAATTAAATCTTTAGCTGATGGGTTTAAAGGAATGGGACTTGCTATAAAAGCTATTGGCATTGGTTTGGTAATGGAAGCCTTTAATTTATTTAAAGAAGTATTAAGTAAGAATCAAAAGGTAGTTGATTTATTTAATACAGCTATTGGTGCTTTGTCTATTGCTTTTAATGATTTGATAGGTTTTGTTATTGATAACTTTCCTGCAGTAATAAAAGTATTTAAAGACGTATTTGAAAACCCTACAAAATATTTACAAAAGTTTGGTGATTTAGTTAAAGAGAATTTAATTGAAAGGTTTAACTCTTTTTTAGATACTATAGGTTTTGTAGGCGAAGCAATTAAAAAAGTATTTGAAGGTGATTTTACTGGTGCTATGGAATCTGTTAAGAAAGCAGGTAAAGAATCTTTAGACGTTCTTACAGGTGTTAATAATTCATTTGATAGAGGTAAAAAAATAGTTGGTGATGCTGCTGAAGCTATTGGTAATTATGCGGTTAAGACTTTAAAGGCATCTGAAGCAAATGTTAATTTACAAAATTCCGCTTTAATAGCTGCCGCTGAACAAGCTAAATTAGTTGAAAAATATGATGCTGATGCAGAAAAGTTAAGAAAAATTAGAGACAATGATTTGTTATCAGTTAAAGACAGAATAAAAGCAAATGATGATTTAAAAAAGGTTTTAGAAAATCAATCTAATGCAATGAAAACACTTGCTGCTAAACAGCTTGAAGCAGCTGAAGCAACTTATAAATTAAATGATTCAACAGAAAATCACGTTGCATTAATAAACGCGCAAGGAAACGCTTTAGGTGTTGTAGCACAAATAGAAGGTTTAACAAGTGAACAAGAAGCTAATAGAGTATCATTAAAAAAAGAATTAAATGAATTAGACCAAACTAAATTAGAAAATATAAATGCTTTAGGTATTGAGCAAAAGAAATTTGATGAAGAACTACAAACTAATGAATTATTAAAATTAGAAAATCAAAGATTAAATTTAGAAGAAGAAAAAAGAATTGAACTTGAAAGGTTACAATTAAAAATAAATAGTGCTGCATTAGGAACACAAGCAAGATTAGACGCTGAAAATGAATATGCTGTTAAAACTCAAGAAATAGATAATGCTTTAACTCTTAATCAAATTGAAACCAACAAGGCAAGGATAGAAGATGAAAAGGCAACTGCAGAAGCTAAGAGAGCAATACAAGAAGCAACAATAGCAAATATAGAAAATGGTTTAGGTTTATTAAAAAATATATTTGAAGGAAATGAAGATGTACAAAAAGGAATTATTATCGCTGAAAGCGCAGTCGGTATAGCTAAGATGATTATTGCAAATAACATAGCTAACGTTGCTGCTTTAGCAACTCCACAAGCTATTGCATCTTCAGGTGTTTCTGCTATTCCTGTTATCGCTTTAAATAATATTTCTACGGGTATCGGTATTGCGGCGAATATAGCAGCTACTTCTAAAGCTTTATCTTCTTTAGGTGGAGGATCTTCGCCAAGTGCTCCCGCAAGTTCAGGTGGCGCAGGTGGTGCAGCTGCTTCAAGTCCACCTCAATTTAATGTAGTAGGTGCAAGTTCAACAAATCAATTAGCACAAACTATAGGTAATCAACAAGGAACGCCAATACAAGCTTATGTAGTTTCCAACGATGTTACAACAGCACAAGCATTGGATAGAAATATTATACGTGGTGCAAGTTTATAATAATTAAAACAAAACAAAATTTAATTTATTTAAATAATATGAGAATAATAGAATTAATAATAGACGAAAACGAACAACTTTCAGGAGTAGAAGCAGTTTCAATAGTAGAATTTCCTGCAATAGAATCTAACTTTGTTTCATTAAATAAACAATTAGCATTGGCTAAAGTTGATGATGAAAAACGTATTTTAATGGGTGCTGCTTTAATTCCAAACAAGCACATTTATAGAAGAAATGGCGAAGATGAATATTACATTTTCTTTTCTGATGAAACTGTACGCAAAGCAAGTGAATTGTTTTTAATGAATTCAAATCAAAATAACGCTACATTAGAACACGATAAAGAATTAAAAGATTTGAGTATTGTAGAATCTTGGATAGTTGAAGATTCTGAAATGGATAAATCTAAAAAGTATGGTTTAGATGCACCTGTAGGAACTTGGATGGTTTCTATGAAAGTAAACAACGATGCTATTTGGAATGACTTTGTTAAAACAGGTAAGGTTAAAGGATTTAGTATCGAAGGATATTTCAGCGACAAATTAGAAATGAGTTTAAAAATTAATAAAAAAGATATGGAAAAAAATGTTATGATTGCAAAGATTAAATCTTTAATTGAAAAAAGTGAATTAAAAAATCAAAAAGTAAAATTAGCTTTAATTGATGATTATTATTCATCAGTTCAAAAAGCAATTTCAACTTATGTTAGTGCAGATACTAAATTAAAGGAATTAAAAAACTACGCTAAAACAATACAAGATTTATTTAATAATTCAGGAGAACAAGTTTTATTAGCAAATAAAATATTTGATAATTTAAAAAAACAAGCTGCTGATTTAGGTCTTGAATTACCTAATGAATTAAAAAATAATAATAAAGATTTATTTGATTATGCTAAAAAAATAGATGTATCAATTAAATTTTTAAATCAAATTAAATAACTTTAAGAAACAAACACTAATTAATGTTTAAATTAATAAATAAAATTATGGGTAATAAAACAAGTTCGCCAAAAGGTGGAAAAAGAGGGTGTCTATGTAAAGACAACACGTACAGTTCAGAATGTTGCGAAGGAGAATTACAAGAACAAGGAATTGGTTCTACAGTATCACAATCAAGTGGTACAGTTACAAACACAAATACTGCAAGAGTTATAACAGGTGTAAGTTCTTAATTTATAACAAAACTAAATAATAATAATTAATATAAAAAAATAAAATTATGTCTACGGAAAAAATTGTAATGAATTCTTTGTTTGGAAAAACAGAATTAGCTACACAAAAAATTGAATTAAATTCTTTACAAGATTTAATGGCTGCTAATGAAGATTTAGAACAAGGCTATATATTAGCATTTGACGCCAAAAAAACTGCAGATAAATTATTACAAGATTTAAAAAACGAAAAAAATAAATCTATTTCAGCAATGCAAAAATATAAAAAAGAAACTGAAGATTTAGGTCTTGACGGGAGTAAAAATATTTTTTATACATCAATAGAAAAACTTTTACAAAATAATTTGATTAAATCATTGTAATAAATAATAAATAAATAAGTAAATATGAATGTAATTAATGAAATTAAAACTCTTTTGGGTATGGAAGTAAAACTTGCTCAAATGAAACTAATGGATGGTGTTACTGTTTTAGAAGCTGATGCTTTTGAAATGGATAACGCTATTTTTATTGTTAATGGTGAGGATAAAATTCCTGTACCTGTTGGAGAATACGAATTAGAAGATGGTATGATTTTAGTAGTAGCCGTTGAGGGTGTTATTGCTGAAATTAAAGAAGCTGAAGCTGAAGTTGAAGAAGCTCCTGAAGCAGAAGCTGAAGTAGAAGTTGAAGCACAATCTGCTACTCCTGCAACTCCAAAAAGAATCGTTGAATCAGTTTCTAAAGAAATGTTCTTTGCAGAAATTGAAAAATTAAGAACTGAAATTGCTGAATTAAAATTGGCTAAAGAAGTTGTTAAAGAAGAATTAAGTTCAGAAGTTATTGTTGAAGGTGTTGAACCATTAACACACTCACCTGAAGTTAAAAACGAAGTAAAACTAAATAGAATATCAACTAATCGCCAAATGACTACACAAGATATAGTTATGGCAAAACTTTTTAATTAATAAATTATGACTACTACAACATCCATTACAACTACCTATGCGGGTGAGTTTGCAGGAAAATATATTTCTGCTGCATTATTATCAGGTTCTACAATCGCTAATGGCGGTATTGAAGTAAAACCAAACATTAAATACAAAGAAGTTATCAAAAGAATTGCTACTGACGGAATCGTTAAAAATGCAACTTGTGATTTTGATGCTACTTCTACTGTAACTTTGACTGAAAGAGTAATTACTCCTGAGGAATTTCAAGTAAATTTACAACTTTGTAAAAAAGACTTTAAATCGGATTGGGAAGCTGTACAAATGGGATATTCTGCATTTGATACTTTGCCTCCAAGTTTCGCTGATTTTGTTTTAGCACACGTTGTTTCTAAAATTGCTGAAAAAACAGAACAAAACATTTGGAAAGGTGTTAATGCTACTGCAGGTGAGTTTGACGGATTCTTAACTCTTGCTGCTGCTGATGCTGCTGTTCTTGATGTAGCTTCTCCTGCTTCAGGTGGTGTTACTGCAGGAAATGTAGTTGCAGAACTTGGAAAAGTTGTGGATTTAATTCCTGCTTCACTTTACGGAAAAGAAGATTTGTATTTATATGTTTCTCAATCAGTTGCTCGTGATTATGTACGTGCTTTAGGTGGATTCGGAGCTTCAGGTTTAGGAGCTAACGGTACAAACGCACAAGGTACACAATGGTTCAACAATGGTTCATTATCTTTTGATGGTGTTAAAATCTTTGTTTGCAACGGAATGACTAACGATTATATGATGGCTGCACAAAAATCTAACTTATATTTTGGAACTGGTTTATTATCTGACCAAAACGAAATCAAAGTTATTGATATGGCTGACATTGACGGAAGCGAAAATGTTAGAGTAGTAGCAAGATTTACAGCTACTGTTCAATATGGTGTTGGTGCTGAAATTGTACTTTACACTCCTGCAGCATAATCATTATAAATAAATTAAACAAGGGTAGGTAAAAGTGCCTGCCCTTTTTTTTTAACTTTTAAAATATAAAACTATGCCTTGCGATATTTCTTTAGGAAGAGCCGAACAATGTAAAAATTCAGTAGGGGGATTAAAAGCTGCATACTTCATTAATTGGGGTGATGCAACAACGGTAACATATTCTGCAACTGCAGGAAGTGAAGATGTGGTAACTGCATTAGGGGGAACTCCTATTGGTTACAAATATGAATTAAAAGGAAGTTCTACATTTGAACAAACTTTAACTTCATCAAGAGAAAATGGAACTACATTTGTAGACCAAAAATTATCTTTAAGTATTAAAAAATTAACTATTGCTGACCACAAGCAGTTGAAATTATTATCTTACGGTAGACCACAAGTTATTATTGAGGATAACAACGGAAACTTCTTTTTAGCAGGTTTAACTAAAGGAATGGATTTAGTTACTTCAACTATTTCAAGTGGTGCTGCTATGGGTGATATGTCAGGATACAAAATGGAATTCCAAGGTATGGAACCTTTAGCTGCAAACTTTGTAACAGGTCCATTAACTACAGGTATCTTAGCTTCTATTGTTGAAGGTTCTGTAGCATAATTATTATTGTTTGTTTTTTTTTAAGAAGGTGTACTTTAATTAGTATGCCTTTTTTGTTTTAAAACAATTTTGTATTTAAATTATTAATATATAAAAATAGTTTATGATAATTTTAAAAGAACAAGGTACTGCACAAAGCATAACTTTCATACCACGTGAAATGAATGCTACAACTATTGTTTTAAGAAATGAAACTACAGGAACAGAAACTAATATATCTGCTGATTTTTATTTATCAGACTATTATATAACTGCTACAACTGTTTTTAGTTTAAAAGAAAATACATTTTATAATTTAACTATTAAAAATGGTAACAATATAGTTTATAAAGATAAAATCTTTTGCACAAATCAAGCGAATGATACATATACAGTTAATCAAAATCAATATGTAGCAAACGTAACAAACAACGAATTTAAAATTTATGAGTAATATATCAATAGTAAATTTAAGTGCTTATACAAGCCCTGTAATACAAGAAAATAAAAAGAATAATTACATTGAATACGGAAGTGATAATAATTACTTTCAATATTTAATTGATAGGTATTTATATAGTGCTACAAATAGTGCAATTATTACAGGAGTTGCTAATATGATTTATGGTAAAGGTTTGGATGCTTTAGATTCTAACAAAAAGCCAAATGAATACGCACAAATGAAATCTATTATTAAAGATTCAGATTTGCGTAAAATAGCTTTAGAACGTAAATTATTAGGAATGGCTGCTATGCAAGTTGTAGTAGAAAAGAAAACAGTTAAACAAGTGCTTCATTTTCCTATGCAAACTTTACGTGCTGAAAAATGTAATGATAAAGGACAAATAGAAGCTTGGTATTACCACCCTGATTGGACTAAAAAGAAACCAAGTGAAGATATTAAAAGAATTCCTGCTTTTGGTTTTGGTAATGGTAATGAAGTAGAAATTTATGTTATACAACCTTATGTATCAGGATTTGACTATTATAGTCCAATAGATTATTCAGGTTCTTTACCTTATGCTTTGCTTGAGGAAAACATAGCAGATTATCAAATTAACGATGTACAAAACGGATTTAGTGGAACGAAAGTAATCAACTTCAATAATGGTATTCCTTCAGAAGAAATGCGTGATAAAATGAAGCGTGATGTAATGAATAAATTAACAGGTGCAAGAGGCGAAAAAGTTATTATAGCTTTTAATGCTAATGCTGAATCTAAAACTACTGTAGAAGATTTACCTTTAAATGATGCACCTGCACATTACGAATATTTGTCTAAAGAATGTTTTGATAAGTTAATAGTAGGACATAGAGTTACTTCACCAATGTTATTAGGAATACGTTCTGGTGATGGTGGACTAGGTAACAATGCAGATGAAATAAAGACTGCTACGTTATTATTTGATAATATAGTTATAAAACCATATCAATTAGAAATAATAGACGCTTTAGATGAAATACTAGCTATTAATAGTATATCATTAAAATTATATTTTAAAACAATACAACCATTAGAATTCGTTGATGTTGAAGGAATGAACAAAGAAACAACAGAAGAAGAAACTGGTGTTAAAATGTGTTCACATAATTTAGCAAGTGATTCTATTGCAGATGCTTTAATTGATAAAGGTGAAGAATTAGACGATGAATGGTTTTTGATTGATGAAACAGAAGTTGATTACGATACAGAAGAAGAATTAGATTCAGAAATAAACACTCTAAATAACAAAAAGAAAAGTACACTATCTAAAATGTGGAAATTTATAACTTCTACAGGTACTGCAAGACCAAACATCAAAGATAAAGAACAAGATAAAGTTATCGATGGTGTTCAGTTTATTACAAGATATGTTTATAGTGGTGATCTAAATGGCGAAAGAGAATTTTGCAATAAAATGATTCGTGCTAAAAAAGTATATCGTAAAGAAGATATTATAGCTATGGAAACACAAGTTGTAAATTCAGGTTTTGGTCCTAAAGGTTCAAACACCTATTCTATATGGCTTTACAAAGGCGGACCAAGATGCAACCATAAATGGTTACGTAGAACATATGCAAGTTTTGAAACTAAAATAGATCCTACGAATCCTAATGCAGAACCTTTATCTATTGCTACAGCTGAAAGATACGGATATAGAATAAGAAATGACAAAGAAGTTTCTATGAAGCCAAGTGATATGCCTACGAAAGGTTACACACAAGAGTATTGGGATAAAATGGGATATACAAATTAATAAGAAATGGCAAAAGCATTATTCATAACAACAAACGATTTAGTTAAATACACTATTTTAAATGGTAATGTAGACCCTGATAGTTATACACAATATATTTTTCAAGCTCAACAAGTACATATACAAAACTATTTAGGAACTAAATTATACAATAAAATAAACGATGGTATTGTAGCAGGTAATTTAGCTGCACCATATACAACGCTTTTAAGCGACTATATTAAAATGATGGTAGTACATTGGACTATGGTAGAATATTTGCCTTATGCGTCTATTAAAATAAGCGAGAAAGGTGTATTTAAACATAATTCTGAAAATAGCACTGCAGTTGATAAAACAGAAATAGATTTTTTAATTGAAAAAGCACGTGATACTGCACAAAGTTATACAAATCGTTTTATTGATTATATGAGTTTTAATCAAGTTTCTTTTCCTGAATACAATACGAATTCAAATGCTGATGTATTTCCTGACAAAGATAGTGCGTTTACAGGATGGGTTTTATAATTATGAAACAAAAAGAAACATATAAACCAAAAGAAACTAATGTTAAAAAATTAGAAATCTTTTTAAATAAATTAGAAAAGCAAAATGGCAAATAATATAGGTTGGGGTCAAGGTGCAAATAATAACACAATCGGATGGGGACAAGGTGCTGCAAACAATTCTATTGGGTGGGGTTATTCTCACTATGTAAGTTACGCAGGTGAAACAGAAATAGTAGGTAATGAAAGTGTAATAACAATTAATTTTAGAATAAGAGTTATAGCAGATGCAGGAGTATTTGAAGCACAATCTTGTTTAGTACAAACATTAAATAATTTAGATACAATATGAGTTTATTAGATAAAGCATCGTTAATTGTTACGCCGAATTCGTATAAAGAAAGCAAATTATATTCAATAGTTCCTAATACTACATTAGGCGATATGGATGTAGTTCGTGCTACAACAGCAACAAGAGTAAATAGTGCAGGATTGATTGAAGTAGTACCGAGAAATTTAGCTTCATATAGTGAAGATTTTACTAATGTAATTTGGCCTAAATTAGAATGTTCTATAACCTCTAATTCTACAAATTCTCCAACAGGCACATTAACTGCTGATTCTTTAATAGAAAATTCTGCCAATGGTAGACATATGATTTATAGGTCTTTTGCTTCTGTTGTAGGTACAACATATACATTAAGTTTATTTTGCAAACAAGGTACAAGAAGATATATAAATATAAATTTTAAAACTTCAACAACTGCAAGTCCAAGATTTTCAGCTCTTTTTGATTTACAAACAGGAACAAACGTTTCTACAAGTTCTGTAGGTTCTCCAACAGGAACTTCTTTTGGTATAGTTTCTTTATCTGATGGATGGTATAGAATTAATATTTCTATGAATTCAACAACAACTTCAACAGAGTATGAAATTGCACCATCAAATAGTGCTACTCCAACATTAAGCGAAGGTACTCCAACATATTTAGGAAATGGAACAGGTAGTGTTTTTATTTGGGGTGCTCAATTAGAAGAGGGAACAACAGCAACAGAATATTTTCCTACAACAACACGTTTAAATATACCTCGTATTGATTACACAAACGGAAGTTGTCCGAGTTTATTGGTAGAGCCACAAAGAACAAATTTATTGACTTATTCAAATGATTATAGTAATGTAAGTTGGGTTAAACAAGAATTAACTTTAACCGCAAATTCAATTATTTCTCCTGACGGAACATTAAATGCGTATAAATTAACACCAACAACTGTCAATTCACCACACCAATTAAATAAGCTGTCAATTTCTGCAGCCGTATCGAATACTATGTCGTTTTACGCTAAAAAGGGAGGGTATGATTTAGTAGAGTGTTTAGACGGGGCAAGTGGTTTTAATGGTTCTAAATTTAACTTAAATACAGGAACATTTACAAATCAAGGAACAGGAGTAGGCAGTATGGTTTTTGTTGGAAATGGTTGGTATCGGTGTATTGTTACTGTTGTAACTACAGGAATAAGATTTTACGTAAATAATTCTTCTTCATATATCGGAGATGGAACTTCAGGTATTTATTTATGGGGTACTCAATATGAAACCGCAAGTTACGCAACTTCATATATTCCAACAGTTGCATCTACAG